TGTGGGACACTCTCAAGGCAACGGGCAAGCCTTTGATTGCACACATCATTACGACGAAGCAGCAGGCTGATATAGCCCTCGCCAGGGGCGCTACAGGCTTGATGGCGTCGGTACCTAGTGTTGTTCATCCGTGATTATAAATGACCACCCCCTTCGGGAGTGTAGGAGGAGAGAGATTATGGCAAAGCATGTGTTGACTACTGACCGCACGCGCTGGCCTCTGCTGACGCCGGAGCGCCGTAAGGCCCTGTATGCGGTTGTGGCCGCGTTGCTGGGTTTGGGCACAGTGTATGGGCTGGCCACGCCCGACCAAGCGCACGCGTGGCTTGATGTCGCTGATAAGCTGCTGGGTCTTGTGGCTCTGCTCTTGGCGGCCTCTCATACGGGCGGCGTGTATGAGGCGCCCTCGTATGGTGTGAAGGATGCTGACCAGCCGTGACGTTAGCGAGGATTGTGGCGGCCATTGGTGCTAACGGGGTTGGCTTCGGTGCGCTGGTGGCCGCCCTGTCTGTCGTGGCTGGCATGTGGTGGGGCTATCAGAAGGCTAAGGCTGAGGCCATGCTCGCGCGTGAGCAGGTTGGTAAGGCCCGTGCTGAGCGTGAGCAGGCCGAGACGTCGGCTGCGCTGGAGGCTATTGCGGGGAAGATCGACCAGCGGCTGGACGCGTTGGAGGCCTCGTTGACTGAGGTCCATCACGAGATGCGTCCCAACCATGGTGGGAGTATCAAGGATGCTGTGACCAGGATTGAGACTAACCAGGAGGGCTTCAAGGCAACCCTGGATGCACACGGCCAGGTGCTGAGCGCGCACGGGCAGGTGTTGGATCGGATTACTGAGCGTCAGGATCGTGACTTGGAGGAATTGTCCTCTCAGATTGATCAGGCGTGGGCGGATCATGAGAGCTTGCGTGAGGCGTTGGCGAGGATTGATGCGTGAAAGAGAAGAAGAGACCCCCTACCAACCAAGGTAGGGGGCCTCTCTTTGTGTGGTTAGGCGTTGGCGCGTTCCTGTAGCCGTCGGTAGAGTTCCTGCGTGTTACTCAAGAGAATGTCGAGTACAGCTATACCTTCCTCAGGGGTGGCTGCGTGGGGTAGAGCTGCTCCACAGTTGATGATGGTGTCGAGAATGACCTGATCCACTTTGTTTTCCAAGTCGGGGAACTCGACGTCTACAATGTACCAGCCTGCTACGCGCATGAAGCCCTTCTTGCGGTTGTTACCGTAAGCCATGATGGTTAGTCCTCCTCGCTGCTCATCAGGGCGTTCTCAATACGCTCCAGGGTCTTCTCGTCAAGCTGCTCCTTCTCCCTGACGAGTCGGGCGCGCACCTTTGTCCAGTAGCCCTGGTTCCTGCCCGGGTTCGTCGGCACGTAGCCATCCAGTTCGACGACTGCTAGGAGCGCGCGGCTAGGGATATCGAAGAGGAGGACACTCTCAGGTTTGGGGTCCCCTTGTGCGGCTTTTTCGACGGCTTCGTTAACGGCATCGTAGACGGTTTCCCAGTCGGTGTCGTTAAGGTCAGGGATCAGGCTTGCAGCAGTGTAGCCGGCGTACCCGTATGGGTTGAGGGCGGCAGTTTCTAGATGGATGGTTTCCCCACAAGCCACGAACCTGTAGGCGCCGAACAGGTCGATAGGGTTGGTGTTATTGAGCTTTCGTGCGGTCATGGTTGTAATCCTCTCCTTAGTTATCCTTGTGTTGTGCCCTGCTGGTTGTCACACGCCGGTAGTCAGCCAATGAAACCACGCACACAGTGAGGAGCATCATGGAGGCTGTCGCTATCCAGGGGAGGCGTGCCAGCACGTATAGGGCTAGCGCAGTTCCTACCAAGGAGCTGACGGTGACGATGGCAATGTAGTAGCCGAGGATGGCTAGATACTTCTTCACTTCCGACCCACCCAACGCTGGTAGTCAACGCAGGCAACCGCGCACAAGGCGAAGATCAGCACGGGGATTGACACCTCCAGGGGAGTGCACAACACGAGTGCGATACCCGCCAAGAGGGTCATGGCAATGACCGAGATGCAGCAGGTGAGGACAAGGATGTAGTTGTTCATTTCTGGTCTTCTTCCTGGTTGGTTGTGTTCTCAACGGTCGCTGCTGCGCACACGATGCCTGTGGCGATTGCGAGGATCACCCACACGGCCGTGACAGGCAGGTGGTACATGGTGGTGATGGCCAGTAGGAGTCCTACCGTGGTGGTCAGGAACAGCGGGTAGAAGACGAGTTGTAGGAGTTTCACTGCTCTTCCTTCTTTCTGGTTGTTGAGATGAGTAAGGCTTCCTGGTGTTACTGTTCGTACGAGCGGGTCAGCTCACAGTATTCTTCTAGGCGCGTGTGTTCGAGGACTGCCACGATCTGGGCAAGGCTCGCGTCCGCGCAGGTCACGCCCGTATTGTGCGCGCAGGTGTGCAGGTCTTGGAGCGTAAGGTCTGGGTTGATAGTGAACAGCTGCCTTGCTGAGTGGATGCTGAGGTTGTGGCTCACGTACCCGGTGCTCGTGCGGGACAGGATGTCTCGCGCCGTGTTGGCTGGGTCAGCGCAGGCCCCTGTGAGCCATGCGGTTAGGTCTTCGACGGCCATCGTCTTAGTGAGGATGATGATCGTGTTGTCTTCTGTGTTCTCTAGCCAGTAGACGTATGGCCTTCGACCGCGCATGATGTCCATGCGTTCGCGATGCCAGCGCTCGATTGTTTCGGGCAGCCATCCTCTCGTTTCTGCGCCTTTCCCCTTGATAATGGCGTCGGGTGTAGGGAGTTTGCCTTCCGACCCGTAGACTGCGATAGTGCCGTATGCGAGGCCGGTTATGTCTGCGACGCCAGCAGTGCCGATATATTCGATCATTTCAGTGTTCCTTCCTGGTAGGGGGTAGGAGGGGGGTTTCTGTCTTACCTCTTCTTCCTTGCCCGTGACTTAATAATACCACACCCTATTAATAAATAGAAGAGGTATTAATATAATGTGCGTCACATATGCAGTCGCTCCAAAGACTTTTAAAGCCCTGCCCACCGGGGGACACGCACACACACCGCATGCGTGCCCCCCTCACCTTCTCTACTCACTCCTGCCGACGTCCACTAAAACCCCCTACGAAAGGGATACCCAGCTGTTCACGGTTGAGGACAGCCAATCGTGCTAGCGCACCCTCCAGCCTGATCTTGAACGCTCGAAGCTTCCCTAGAGGTTCACGAGCACTACGACAACCAGTTTCTGCTACGAGGCGATCGACCTCTTCAACACCACCCGGGAGGGCCTCCACAAAGGCCACGAGACCTTCGATCTCCTCAACAAGACCCTGCCGCTCCACCTCATCCTTTTCAGGCGCAACACGCGGGGTGAAGACAGGGATATCCTCCACGGGGATCAAAGCCTCAGGCTCCGGCTCAACAACCTCCGGCTCCGGCTCAACGTACTCCCCCTCAAACGCCTCAGGCTCACCATCAGCATCCGTACGGAAACGCAACCCACGCAAACCAGACACCTGCGTGCCCTTCGGAACCTCAGGGCCGTTACCACACTCGTCACGGTACACGCTCATACCAGTCGTACGAATCTTGCCGAACTTAAACTGAGAGAACAAGCGATGCATCGACACACGGCCCTTAAGCGTGGCATTATTCCACGCCCTCCCCCTCTCCTTACTCTGCCAGTCAGCGAACGCTGCACACAAGTGAGCCCACGGGATCATCGCCTCAGGATCCTCAATCAGCACCTCGTTAAAGAAAGACGTTAGCACATCAGCAGACCCCAACCACGCATCCTTCACAGCCCGCATCGCCTCCGTCGGAGGCAGGACGTGCTGGCCAGCAGCAAAGTACATCTTCGCACCCTCGACAGCCCACGCGAGAGTCGCCTCCTGAGCCTCAGGAGTCTCCAGCTCACGCAAAAGATTAGGGTCAGCAAGCCTCTTCTTATTCCTCTCATCCTCATACTCACCATACTCGTAATCGAACGAGAGAATAGCGAGGCGACGCTCCACAGCAGTCGTACCCTCATCAATCCGCAGCTTATTATTCGTACTCACCATGAGCGAATGAGTAGGGGTAAACGTAAACTCATTCTTGAACTTATACTCACCCTTCATGGTAGGCGTCGCCGCCAACTGCTTAAGAGCATTACCATAGATCACCTTATCCGGGGCCTCCTCCATAATGCACAATCGAACACCCTTCAAAGGAGCGCACGCCCGCAACAGATCCTTACCACCATTAGGCATCAACAGGTCATGACTACCCACATGCCCATAATCACCAAAAACCCTAGCAAGGGCAGTCATGATCACAGACTTACCGTTAGAGCCACTACCAACGAGGAACGGCACCGCCGCACCGCGATCATCAGGCTGGTAGCCAGTGAGGGCACAGCCAACCCAATACTGCAGCCAAACCCGCTGATCAACACCGAGAGCTTCCAGAGCCTTACCCCATGCCGGGCGCGTCGCACCGGGCACATAGTTGACTCCCGTCTGCTTCGTCATGAGGTACTTAGGATCATGGGGCATGAGCTTGCCGGTGCGCAGGTCAACGACACCATTGGGCGTGCACAGCAGGTCGGGGTTAGCGTCGAAATCATCAGCGTCGCGCGTCACCATCTCTTGGAGGTGCACGAGGATGCTGCGTCCGCCATGAGTCCCGCAGAAGGGCCGTACTTTCTTCATCACAGTCTCGTCGCCTACCACCATTGCGGCCTGCTCCCACGCTTCTGCGACCATATTGACGCGGTTGATTCCCCCACCCTCATCAATAGGCCCCCATACCCCTTTCTTAGGGGTGTACGCCATCCACCCGAAGCCCTTCACATACGCGAGGCAATCACGCAGCTCAGCAGCCACGTGCGTCGCTACAACACGCGTGCGGTGAGCCGCTTCGCGCAGCCACGCAATATCGACGTTGGCGACTCCTTCAGGGGCGCCTAACTCTGCTCGCACAGCCTCATCCTCAGCCGCACGCTTGGCCATCTCCTGCATGGACGCGCGCTCACGCGGCGGCAGGCTGGTGTCATCGCCCTCACCGTACAGGTGCACGGCGCACAGCTCGAATGCGGAGAGGGCACGCACGCTCCCGTTCCCGTCGATGAAGCATGCGGGGTCAGTGTTCGCGTGTTCGCTAATGCACAGGTCAGGCCGGCCTTCAACAAGGCGCAGGCCCCCTTCGGCGTGCGCCCCACAGTGGGTCCAGCGCCCTTCACGGCACGGCTCATAGGGGAGGTCGAACTCCTCGATAGCGTCCTCAATCGTGTACACGCGGTTGAATGCGCCCTGGACGCCGGGGTCGTTCTCAGGCTTGCGGCGCTTGTCGCGCTTGGCGATATTACCCTTGCTGGTGCGCGCCTTGCGCTCAGAGGCAGGGGCGTGTGTCTTCAGCCATTCGAGGCCGTCCATAAGAGATCCTTCCGTCTCTTTAGCCCAGTAGTCGCCGCCCTCGGGCTTGGCGGGCATGTACATGGCGCGCTCAGCCTGCGCGCAGGACTCATCCCACGTCACCATGTTCAGGTGGTTCATGATGGCCTTGCACAGGCTCGTGTAGTCTCCGGGCCCCACCACATTCTTCAACGGGATGACGACACGCACGCGGGGCTTGTCGGGCGTGGAGGAGTAGGTGCTGTGTACGACGCTGCGCACGCCCAGGGCCTTGACGCCCTCCACCAGCTTGTTGATGGTGTCCCTGTCTGCGTCGTCGCAGTCCAGGACGACAGCGCACCTGTCGATCACGTTGCCCTTACCGCGCGGCTTGGTGTAGTCGAGGAGGCGGCCTGCGATGTAGTTGCGGCCGTTTTTGGTGGCCTGCTGCTTCACGTTCTCGGGCTTGAAGATGGCCATGAACTGGTCGGTGGTGAGCCCACATTCCTGCATTAATGGTTTGCTGATGTTGGCTTCGATTGAGACTGAGATGATCATGGGGTTATTCCTTCCTGGTCGGTACCGGTGAGTCCTATTCTAGCATAAACTAACCCCCCTAGCCCTAGGGCTAGGGGGGGTTAGCCATCATCTCAATCTCACCGGTAAGGGAGCTACCCTTGCGCTCCTATTATAGGCACACTCTGCCGCTGGCGTCAACACGAACGGGCCTGCGCGTTCGGGCACAGACGCTTGAGCAACTTTACACCCGACCCAGGGGGTGATACTCATCTGGGTATCACCCAAGCATTTCGACGCACATCAGCACTCGAGAACTAACAGAACTAAATTTAGTTCATACAAGCCCCAACGCGGATCCACCTCAAAAACGGGTATCAGATACTCAGAGATACCCTCAACCGGTATCAGGTTTTTCGTTGCAATTCCAACGAAAAGTCCCTACTGATACCCCTGATACCCATTTTTTCAAGAATAGCTGTAGGATTGAAAAGAACTGAGAACTAACAGAAAAATCAGTTCTGGAAGACATATAGGGAACGATTTTGAACACGGTATCACCCGTCTCACCCACTTTTGACACACACCCGCGCTACACTACACCCATGACAGCATCACGAACAGGAACCACCAGCCACAAGAAATGGCGCACACGCGTCCTCCACCTCGCGCGCGCAGCCGGACAAACCAACTGCCCCGACTGCGGCCAGCCACTCGCATGGGGCACCACACGCCAACCAACCAGCCCCGAACCAGACCACATCACGCCCTACGCACAAGGAGGCACCGACACCATCGACAACGCACGCGTCACCTGCCGCCGATGCAACCAATCACGAGGAGACAAACCCATCAACTGGAACAAGCCCCAACACAACAATAGTGAGAAATGCCACACCATAGGCAATATCGACTGGTAAACCCACACACACGTGGTATACTAGAAGCAACCACAGAGGTAGGGGGACAATATCCCCCCACCTCTACAAAGAGTACCCCAGAGGCCTAGCGGGATATCCCCCCGGGGTTGTTTTTTAGTCTGGGTCTGTCCCTGAAGACAGGTGGGGTACACAGACCGGGTGTGGGCAGATTCAAGAGTTCCTTGACGCCCCTACCGTGTGAGCAGGATCATGGCCTTAACTCTGATTTGCTGTGAGCCTATAGTGTATACTAGTGCTTGAGGATGAACTCAGGATCCCCGCCTTTTATTCCTTCCGGTGTGATCCTGCCCCCCTACCATTTGTGATGTCATGGTAGGGGGGCATTCTTTTATCCGCAACACACAGTTGAACATTCAACTTACAAAGCGCTAGTGTGGTATAGTTGAAACATGAACTTGCTAGACATCCTCAACGACACACCAAACGGTGAACACAGCGTCGTCATCTACCCCGACCGACGCGCACTACGCGCCGCCTTCCAACCCTACGTCGGCACATACAGCCGCCTATACCGCACACACAGCCTCCACCGCGCAGAATACATCGAAGACCCCAAGAGGTGCGCGCGCGTCTACCTACGCACACCCCGGCAACTCACAGCCGTCAACCGCAACCGAGCCATCGACGGCTCCGTGCGCGCATACGTGACAGACGGCGTAGAAGTCACCGACCTCATGAAAACATGCCTCAACCAGTCAAGCATCACCAACATCACACAAGTAGGAGAACAGCAATGACACGAGAAGAAGAAGTCCGCATGCTCCTCAACAAAGCATGGCAGGCCATCGAAGGCGCAGACCCCAACAAGATCGCACCCCTCCTCAACACCGCCAACCGCCTCTCCAAGGAACTCGCCGAACTCGAAAAGCAGGCAGCCACAAGCGAGAACACCAACGAAGAAGAGGAAGGCACCAGTGCCGTCGCCATCTTCCAGGCAAGGCTACGCAAGCGTGACATCAACGCCTCTTGAAGCCACGCAACAGCCATGCGTGTCAGTGACATCCCCCGCGACCGAGTCGTTGGGGGACCTCGCCGTAGCACTCGCAGCAGCCTACAAGCTCGACGCCGACCCATGGCAGGAACACGTCCTGGGCCACTGGCTCGCAGTAGGTGAGGACGGGTGGGCCAACATGACCTGCGGGCTCACCGTCCCACGCCAAAACGGCAAAAACGCCATCCTCGAAATCCGGGAACTCTTCGGCACCATCGGCAGGGGAGAAAAGATCCTCCACACCGCCCACGAAGTCAAAACCGCACAGAAACACTTCCGCCGCCTCAAGCACTTCTTCGGAGAATGCGCAAACGACCCGGCCGCGAAATTCCCCGACCTCAACGCCCTCGTCGCCAGCATCCGCAACGTCAACGGCCAAGAAGCCATCTACCTCAAAAACGGTGGCAGCATCGAAATCGCCGCACGCTCCAAAGGCTCAGGCCGAGGCTTCACCGTCGACGTCCTCGTACTAGATGAGGCCCAGGAGCTCGGCGACGAAGCCCTCGAAGCCCTCCTGTCCACCACGAGTTCCGCGCCTCTAGGCAACCCCCAATGGATATACACAGGCACACCCCCAAGCCCCACAGCAAACGGCGAAGTCTTCTCCCGCAAGCGCCGAGACGCACTCTCAGGAGAAGCCCTGTACACGTGCTGGGACGAATGGTCCCCACCAGGGGCCCCCAAGTCCCTGACAGACATCGACCTCAATGACCGGGACCTGTGGGTGCGCACCAACCCCGCCATGCTCTCAGGCAGGCTCAAAATGCGTGTGCTTGAGGGTGAGCGTAAAAGCTTCTCCGACGACGGGTTCGCCCGCGAGCGCCTCGGCTGGTGGGCATCCATCGACGCCACACGCCGCCTGATCAGCGTAGCCGACTGGGAAGCCACCGGTGTGACGCAACTCCCCGATGAGCTGACTGGGCAGGGGGTGACACGCGCCCTGGGAGTCGCCTTCTCCAAGGATGGCACGCGCACGGCCGTGGCAGGATGCCTCTACGACCGCAAGACAGGACACGCACACGTCGAACTCATCGACGTCAACACGGGCACCATGACCAGCAGTGCGCTCGCGGACTGGCTGTATGAGCGCCGCACCCGCTACAGCGCAGTGGGCGTGTCAGGCAGGTCAGGTGGGCTAGCATTAGAGCAGGACCTACGCGCCATGAAAGTCCCGAAGGGCTACCTGCACGTTGTCGACACCAGGGAGTACTTCACCGCATGCAGCGGATTCCTCAACGCCATCCAAGCTAAGACTGTGACACACCCGGGCGGGCACGACGCAGACACTGACCTCTTGGACGCGTCCGTGGCAGTATCTGATAAGAAGATTCGTGGCGCCGACGGGGTGTGGGGCTGGCACTCAACCGGGCAGGAGGGTGACGAAGTCCCACTGGAGGCTGTGAGCGTCGCATTGTGGATGGCGCGCACGTCGCGTCGTCGACCGAACAAGAGTCAGGAGGCTCTATCGTGACTATGAATGTTGATACCCGTCTGATTACCGGCACAGGGCCCGGCATGTTTAGCCCGCCTGTCGTAGCCGGCCTGTCCGACACGCTGCAGGCCACCCTGAACGAGCTGGTAGGCACGTGGCAGGCCCGCTACGCGTCCAACATGCGCCGTCAGGCTTACCTGGACTGCAAGGTCTTCGTGGACAGCCTGAATATCTCCCTGCCGCGTGAGATCGCGCGTGATCTACGTATTGTCTCCACATGGCCGGAGAAGGCTGTGTTTTCTCTGACGTCGAGGTGCCACTGGGACGGCGTGGTGGCCCCTGACGGGTCGGAGGACCCCTACGGGCTGGCGTCCCTTCTTGATGAGAACCGGTTTGCTACCGAGATCGGGCATGCTATTTCGAGTGCAGCGACGCACGGCGTGTCATTCCTCGTGACCCTGCCCGGTGACGTGACGGCCGGTGACCCGCCGGTCCTCGTGTTGCCGTACTCGGCTATGACCGCGTCTGCGCTGTGGGATCGACGTCGTCGCGGCATCAAGGCTGGTCTGCTGATCAACGACGTGGACTACCTCGGCCGTCCGACCGAGCTGATCATGCTGACCCCCACCGTGATGGTGAGCATGAGCCTGTTCGGCAATCAAGGCTGGTACGTGACAGGACACGTGGAGCACAACCTGGGTCGCACGCCCATGGAAGCCCTCGTGTACCGAGGCACTCTCGATAGGCCGCTAGGCAGGTCGAGGTTGACCGACGGTGTGCTGTCTATCGTGGATCGGGCTGTGCGCGCGTCGATGCGGATGGACGTGTCATCGGAGCTGTTCACTGCTCCCGGCCTGCTGCTGCGTGGCGTGGATGAGGCGACGTTCAGTCAGATTAAGTCCTCGTGGAGCTGGCGTCTCGGGTCGGTGAAAGGCATCAGCCGTGATGAGGAGGGTGAGCTGCCTGAGGTGGATGTGCTGCCTCAGCAGTCCATGCAGCCCTATGTCGACCAGCTTCGTGAGCTGGCACAGGAGATGGCTGGTGCGCTGTCCCTCCCGGTCGGGTCGCTGGGTATTGTCCAGGACAACCCGTCTAGCGCGGACGCGATCTACGCGGCGAGGGAGGAACTGGTGACAGAGGCCTCAGACTTCAACGACGCGAACTCCTACGCACTGAACCGCGTGTACAGGAACATCATCCAGTTGCGTGACGGTTGGCTGCCTGATGATGCGGCACGTATTTCTACGCACTGGCGTAACCCTGCGCGCCCAAGCATCGTCTCCCAGTCCGACGCAATGATCAAACAGATTCAGGCGATCCCCGAACTGGGTAAGACAGATGTGGCCTTGGAGGAGCTGGGCTATACGCGTCAGCAGATCATGCGGATCCGTGCCCAGTCCGACCAGCAGCGCGGCCGGGATAACCTGGATGCGATTCTGCGCGGGGCGGGCGGTGAGTAGCCGTGACGTCACTGCAGGAGGTTGAGGTCTACGACAAGATGGTCGATGCTGTGCTGAAAGGGTCGGAGGACCAGCTGGCGGCCCTGTTTCGGCAGCTGAACTTCGAGGACGTGCCTGCGGCTCGTGAGGAGATGAAGCAGATTCTTGGTGAGCTTGTGGACACGTACGGGTCGGCACTCACACAGGGTAGCCTCGACTGGTATGAGGAGTTGCGGCCTTCTTTCAAGAAGGCTTACGCGCCTGAGGCTATTGTGCCCGCTGGTCAGGCGGAACGTATTGACCGTTTGAGTCGGTATGCGGCCGGGCTTGGCAAGGAGGACGCGGGTAAGGCTATCCGTGTCGTGGCCGGGGCTCTTGGTAGGGAGATTCAGACGGGTCCGAGGCGTACGATCCTTCGGGCTGCGGATTTGGACCCGTCAGCACCAAGGTTTGCGCGCGTACCGGTTGGTAAGACCTGTGCGTTCTGTTGCATGCTGGCTTCCCGTGGGTGGGTGTATCACTCGAAGGATTTGGCGGGTGGTGCAGGTCATGAGTTCCATGACTCGTGCAACTGTCGTATCGTGCCGGATTGGGAGCATAAGAATCTTCCAGGTTACCATCCTGATGAGATGTATGAGGTGTATTTGTCGGCGCGGCGCGCCGCAGTGAAGGCTGGTGTGAAGGAACCCCCGGGGGGTATAATTGCCTCATACATGCGAGAAGGGCACCCTGAGATGTTCACGGATGGTCAGGGTGTTGCTCGCCCGGCTAGTGAGTTCCGCTCACAGAAGCTTGAGAAGCTGGCAGCTTCTCTTGATAAAGACAATGACAAGGGAGAACAGCAATGAGCACGAAGAAGATCAGCAACCCCGCTCCTGGCACGCAGGCAGTGGAGGCCGTGGCCCTCAATCAGGTGGGCACTGCCGCGGACAATGACGCACCCATTGAGGTTAAGGGAGACGACGTTGCAGATACGACGGATACACCTGTTGAGACTAAGGCGCCCGCGCCTGTTGAGACGCAGGCACCCATTGAGGGTAAGACGCAGGCACCCGTTGAGGCGCAGGCACCTGTTGAGGATAAGACTGATGACGTTCAGGTGACCATCAACGCTCTCAAGGCCAGCGTTGAAACCCTCACCAGCCAGCTCCAGGAAACCAAGGAACGCCTTGAAGCGAAGGAGCGTGCCGAGCAGCGCGCCATCCGACTGGAGAAGGCTGGCATCCCTAAGGCCCTCGGCTCGTTCATCCGCGACGACGCCGACCTTGAGTCGCTTTCCGATGTCCTGTCTGGACTCACTGGTCCGGCAGCTGGTGCCGTGGTCCCTTCCACACCTACTCTCCCCACGGTGGGTTCAAAGAATCCCGGTGGGGAGGTTCTCAGCATCGACGAGATGATCGCGCGTGCTGAAGCAAACAATGACCGTGCAGCCCTCTCCAGCCTGAAGCTGGCGAAGCTCTCGGCTGCATCCAACATGTTCTAATATAGGAGGAAGAATGTCCGGAGCAACTGGAGTGGGCACGACCTATAATCTGCCCAACTACGCTGGAGAACTTTTCCAGGTCTCCAAGGAAGACACCCCGTTCCTGTCCGCTATCGGCGGGCTTACTGGTGGTGACTCGGCAGGGTCTACTCTCATCGAGTGGCAGACTGAGGACCTGCGTGATGCTGATATTACCCGTCAGCGTCTTGAGGGTGCTGCAGCCCCCGGCAGTGAAGAGCGTGCGCGCTCTCGTGTGTCCAACGTCCTGGAGATTCACCAGGAAGTCGTGGAGCTGAGCTACACACGTCAGGCCACCACCCGTATGCGCAACACTGACGGCGAGAAGATGGTGACAATTGGCACCACGACCCTGCCCGAGGATGAGCTGCAGCATCAGATTGACCTGACGCTCAAGCAGGTTGCCCGCGACGTCAACAAGGCGTTCATTCAGGGCGTCTATGCCAACCCTGCGACCAACACGACCCCGCGTAAGACGCGAGGCCTTGTGGAGGCCATTACGACGAACGTCGTGACGGCTACGACCGCTAACCTGACCGAAGACCTGGTGCTTGACACCCTGCAGAAGGTCTGGGAGAACGGTGGTATTCGTGAGGGTGAGACCCGCACGATCCTGGTTGGTGCGAAGGTCAAGCGCGCCCTGTCCAAGGTGTTCATCAATGACAACAACTACCGTGAGACCTCTCGTACGGTTGGTGGCGTGAATGTCACTGCGATCGAAACGGACTTTGGTACGTGCAACATCATGCTTGATAATGACGTGCCTGCCGATACGCTCCTGGTTGTGTCTCTGGAGGAATGTTCGCCCGTGTTCCTGGAAATCCCGGGTAAGGGCACTTTCTTTGCTGAGAGCCTGGGTCGCACTGGCTCGTCTGACAAGATTCAGATCTATGGTGAGATTGGTCTGAAGTATGGTGCTGAGCAGCACCACGGCAAGCTGAAGCTGAAGGCTTCGTGACCCGCGCCTGTGGTGGGGTTGTGAGAGTATCAGCCCCACCACAGGTTTCTTGTAAGGAGAACCCGTTGAAGATTCAATCAGTGAAGTATCCTGAGATGCTCCTGGTCACCCCTGTTGGGCGCGTGCTTTTTCAGGCTGGTCAAGCCGAGGTGTCGGACAAAGCCCTGGAAGCCGAGGTGCGCGCACTGGCAGGCAATGACGAGGAGCTAGGACTTATCGTCCCCGCTGCCACCACTGGTAGGAAGCGTCGTAACCATGAGTAGCATTCCCTTCGCTACACTTGATGATCTACGCGCCCGCCTGCCCGTCGAGGACAGTACCATGATCGCAGACGCGCGCGTCAAGATTCTCCTACAAGACGCCACCGACCTCATCTGCTACCGCTGCCCTGGTTGGAAGAATGCACCGAAGACAGTGCTGACAGCCGTGACGTGCCGTGTGGTGAGCCGGGCTATTCGTCAGCGTCCTGCAGGCGTTGCAGGAGATGCCACGCAGCTCACTCAGACAACCGGCCCGTTCTCCATGTCGACGTCATGGGCTAACCCCTCGGGTGACCTGTTCCTGACCAAGCAAGACCGTGACGACGTCAATGGGGTGTCAGCATCATTTTTCGGCTCAGCCGACACCCTGTTCGGAGGCGGACAGTGATGAGCGCAATGGACGCGTGGAAGGAACCAGCCGTGTTGCTGCGGCATAGTGAACCTAAGCGTGACCCGCTCGGGGTCTCCTACCGAAGCGGTGGCGTACAGGAAATCCCCCTGCCTCCCGTTCTAGTCGCCACAACGCAGTCCTCCGACCGAGAGAGCACAGGCGAAGACTACGGAACCCGGGAAGCTGTGACCGTGTACTGGGATGCTCCTACAAGTGTGCCCGTGCGCATCCGCCCTGGCGACAGGGTGCGTCTTCGAGGTGACGTGTGGCAGCCTGTCGGCACCCCTGTCGTATACCCCTTGGGGGTATACTTGAAGCTATGGAAGGAGGCACCACGTGAAAGTTGAGTTCGTTATTCACAAGAATGGTGTCAAGGATCTCCTGAAGAGTCAGGAGGTGCAGGACATGCTCGCCACCAAGGCAGCAGGGATTGCTGCCCGCGCGGGTGACGGGTTCACCTCCGGGGTGCGTGTCGGCACAGACCGTGCCCGCGCCTATGTGCTTCCTGACACGTACGTAGCGCGCAGGCGCCAAGCCAAGCACCACTTGCTAGAACGCGCTGTAGGAAGGGGCTGATGATGAGTATTGACCTGCAGAAGTTCGTGATCGACTACCTGAACAAGCAGGACTTCGAAGGCGAACTCAAGGGCACCACGGTGGGCGGCATCCGACCTTCCACTGAGGAAAACCCTCACCCTTACGTGCTCGTGCTAGCGACAGGCGGTCCCGGACGGTCTGAACGCATTCTCTACACGGCACAGATCACCATTGACTCCTACGCACCCACTTCCTGGTGGGCAGGCGAGCTCGCTCGCCACGTGGGAGACGCCATCCACCACCTTCCAGAGGCGGATGGGCCTGTAGCGGTCGTAAGCTCTCCCGCACCAGCGGAAATGCCCGACCCTGATACCGACATGCGCCGCTACACTGCGACGTACCAGATTACCGCAAAGTTGGGAGTTACCAATGGCTAAGACCAATGCTGACAACGCGTTCATGGCAGGCTCCGAGAAGGATACACTCTATCTCGGCCCGGCTGGCACCGACCTGTCCGTCATTACCAGTCTGACCACGCCCATGCCCTCGGGCATGGTGGACGTCGGCTGGACCAGTGACGACGGCATGACCCTGGACATGTCCGACAGCGTGGACAAGATTCGAGGCCACCAGGGCCATGGCGTTGTCCGAACCTACATGTCGGACTCGTCCACCTCGTTCAAGGCAACTCTGCTTGAGACCAAGCTGGAACTGCTCAAGAAGTACCTTGGCGCCACCAAGGCCGAGAAGGTCACCACGACTGGCACGGAGAGCATCACCCGCATGACGGTGTCCGCCTCCCGTAAGGTGGAGACCCTGTGCGGTGTGGCTGACCTGTTCGACGTCTCTACCGGCAAGCAGCGTCGCTATATTTTCCCGCGCCTCGAACTTGGAGAGCGCTCTGGCGTCACCTTCAAGGTTGGTGAGCTGTCCGCCTACGAGTACAACCTCGAAGTGCTGGATAAGTACGAGCTCCTCAGCAACGAGGATGGCCTGAAGGTCGGCTGACCTTATGACTCCTGCCGTGTGTCGCGCTTCTGTTCTCCCGGCACACGGCAGGCAACAACCCTTTGGAGAACAGAGGTAGGAGAACAGAACCATGACTACGAAGAAGGCCCCCACCGCTGCTGAGCTTGCCCGCCGTGAAGCCCAGTCCAAGAATGATCGTGGCGAGGCGGCGCCCATCCACGTTGAGGTTCGGGGCATTGCCCTGGATTTCAACCCCACTGATCTGCTTGACGACTACGATGCGATGACGGCACTGATGGAACAGGGTCGACCCAACCCGATGCTGGCCCTGCTTATCCCTGATGAGGGTGAGCGTAAGGCTGCCCTGGATTCGTTGCGTGATGAGAACGGCAAGCTGCGCATGACGACTGTCGTCGAGTTCCTGACTGAGGTCTTCCAGGTTTCCGGTCAGGGAAACTGATTGACCTCCTGCACCTCCTGTGGGAACACTGGGAGGTGTTGGAGGCGGATTTTCAGATGACGTACAACCTCGACCTGACGCAGGTGTTTACAGGTGAGCTGAGCCTGCGTCGGGTGGGGGTTCTGATCAACAACCTACCTGCTGGGTCGCTTCTACGTAAGCGCCTTGGCGGGGCAAGCGCGTGGACTGATGAAGTGTCGGCCGTGTTCGCTCAAGGCAACCGACTGGAAGGCATCCTCATTACCGCGTTGGGTGGTAAGAAGAAGGATGTGCCTAAGCCTGCCAGCCCTCCTGCCCCTGGTTGGTTCGAGAAGGCGGAAGCTGAGCGGGAGAAGCGTGAAGAGCGGGGCCGCCGGTGGGTCGAAGCACATAGTTAGGAGTATCGGCAATGGCTGAGAATGGTTTTTCCCTAGGCACTGCGTGGATTCAGATTTCCCCTTCCATGAAGGGTCTCCAGGAAGCGATCCGCAAGGAGCTAGCTGGCACCGATACGCGCCCTGCTGAGAAGAAGGTTGAGTCCGGTCTTGGCGAGGCTTTTAAGCGTGTTGCCAAGGCCGGTGCTCTCGCACTCGGGGCAGTCAGTGGCATCGCGGCAGCAGCTGGCTTCGCTGACGTGGCTCGGGAGGCCTTGAACGCGTCTGATGCTACCGACAAGTTCAAGTCTACGCTTGGTTTCGCTGGCGTGTCGGCTGATGAGATCGGGAAGCTGACTGCTAGTACAAAGAAGTACGCAGATGACACCGTCTATGAGCTGAGCGACATCCAGAATATCACCGCCCAGTTGGCGGCTAACGGCGTGCAAGGCTACGACCGTCTTGCCGAGGCTGCGGGTAACCTGAATGCCGTGGCCGGTGGTAATGCTGAGACGTTCAAGTCGGTTGGCATGGTACTGACCCAGACAGCTGGTCAGGGGAAGCTGACCACGGAGAACTGGAACCAGCTGGCGGATGCGATCCCCGGCGCGTCTGGCAAGCTCCAGGAAGCCCTCCTTGCTAATGGCGCGTATGTTGGTGATTTCCGTGATGCCATGTCTAAGGGCGAGATCACAGCCGAGGAGTTCAACCAGGCGATCTTGGATCTCGGCTTCACGGACGTCGCCGCAGAGGCCGCAACCAGCACCAGCACGATTGAGGGCGCGTGGGGTAACCTGCAGGCCACCCTGGTGACGGGCGCTATGGGTATTGTTGACAAGCTCAAGCCTGCGCTCACGGATTTCATGGGCTCGGTGTCTGATGGCGCGTCTAAGGCGTTTGGTTGGATTAACGATACGGCTGTGCCTTCCCTGCAGGGCGTGTGGGATATCCTCGCCAAGGGTGATTTCACGGGTCCGATCTTTGGTTTCCAAGAAGACTCTGGGCTGGTTGATTTCCTGTTTAACCTGAGGGACGCTGGCCTGTCTGTGTGGGACATGTTCAAGTCCCTGTGGGATGCTGGGTCCGCCCTGGGAGGCGCGTTTGCCCCTCTTGGCGCGGATATTGCTGGCGCGTTCGGTGGTAGCACCGTGTCCGTTATTCAGGGAGTAGCGGATGCGCTGAAGGCCGTGTTTGACTGGGTGAGCCGGAATACGGATGTTGTTGCGCCTCTCATTGTGGTGGTCGGGACGGCTGTGGGTGTATTCGAGTTGCTGAGTACGACTATGGCTGCTGTCAATGCTGTGAAGGCTGCGGGCGGCCTCCTGCAGTTTGTCAAGGCCACGAACTTGGCGAAGGCTGCGCAGGTGGCTTTCAACGTCGTGATGAATATGAACCCCATTGGGCTGATCGTCACTGCGTTGGCTGCTCTGGTGGCGGGCCTCGTCTTTTTCTTCACGCAGACAGAGACCGGCCGTCAAGCGTGGGCTGCGATCACGGACGCATTCTACTCTTTCGTGGATTGGGTTGGGTCGGCGTGGTCTACTGCCATGGAATCTATCTCTTCGTGGTGGACGTCCACGTGGGACCAGGTTGGCGGCACTGTCGACTGGTTTAACTCTACGGTGGTCTCGGGGCTTACGTCCGCGTGGCAGGGTATTCAAGATGCTATCGGGGCGTGCGTCGACTGGTTGAACACCTATGTGGTGCCTGTGTTTCAGGCTGTGTGGGATGGCATTAAGACGGCCGTGTGGGTGGCTCTGATTCCCGTCATCACGTATTTTGAGCTGTGGAAGTTGGCTTTGCAGGCTGTTGCTGACTTCGTGGTCACGTACGTGTGGCCTTACATGCAGCAGGCGTGGGAGGGCATTCAGGCTGGTGCGGCCCTGTTGTGGGAGTATATGCAGGCGGCGTGGGCTGGTATCCAGTCGGCTGTGCAGGTGGTGGCTGATTGGATCGCCGCCTATGTCCTGCCTGTTGTCACTGGCGTGTGGGATGGTATTGTTGCTGGCGCGAACCTGTTGTGGACTGGCATCCAGATGTATTGGCAGTGGATTCAGTTGTGTGTGCAGACGGTTGCTGACTGGTTCACTACGTATGTTCTGCCGGTTATTCAGGCGGCGTGGGATGGTATCCTCTGGGTTGGTCAGTCGTTGTGGCAAGGTATTCAGACTGTCTGGTGGGGTATCCAGACGGCTGTACTCACCGTGGTGGATTGGTTTACCGCGTATGTCCTGCCCATCGTCCAGTCTGTGTGGGATGGTATCCAGACTGGCGCTAATAATTTGTGGTCGTGGATGACGGTTATTTGGGATGGTATCAAGTCTTCGATTAGCACTGTTGCTGACTGGATGTACTACTCGCTGTGGGGCACGATCACGAGTGTGACGGATGGTATCAAGTCGGCGTTCCAGTCCATGAAGGATTCTGTGGCGTCGATTTGGGAGTCTGTGAAGGGTGTGGTGGCGAAGCCCATCAACTTCATCATCAACACGGTGTACACGTCGGGTATTAAGAAGACTGCGGACAGTATGGCTGAGAAGCTGGGCCTGAGCTTGCGTCTGCCGGCTATCTCGCCTATTGCTGAGTACGCCTCGGGTGGTGTCCTCCCTGGGTACACGCCCGGCCGGGATGTGTTCCACTTCTTCTCTCCCGATGGTGGCGGCGCGCTTGCCCTGTCTGGCGGCGAGGCCATCATGCGTCCTGAGTGGGTGCGTGCGGTGGGTGGGCCTGAGGCTGTGGCTCGTATGAATGCTGCTGCCCGCTCGGGGTCGTCGCATATTCCTGGTGGGGATACGGGCGTGAAGTTCGCTGCCTTCGCTAATGGCGGTATCTGGGATGGTGCTCAGGGCGCGTGGGATTGGATTAAGGATGCTGCCGACACGATGGGCAAGATCATTGCTGATCCGGCTGGCGCGGTGGCGAAGTTCATCAAGGCCCCGGTAGACGCCATGATGTCCGGCCTGCCCGGTACGGGCATGGTTGCTGATTCTATGCGTGCGGTGCCCGGCGTGTGGATCGACGGATTCGCAAGCTGGTTGAAGGGTAAGACTTCTAGCATGGGGGCGACGGGCATTGTTAACGCTGCGCGTAAGGCGATTGGTGTTCCTTACGTGTGGGGTGGTTCGTCTATCCCACCGGGGCTGGATTGTTCTGGCCTCGTGTATTGGGCTGCTCATCAGATGGGGTCCAAGATTCCTCGTTTGACGGCTGCCGGCTACCAGTCTGGGTCTGGTGCTGGTAATGCTCGAGTCCCGGGTAATCTGCTGTTTTGGGGTAACCCGGCTTGGCACGTGGCTATCGCTTCTGGTAATGGCATGATGGTGGAGGCTCCGAAGCCGGGCGCGTTTGTGCGTGAGACGGGTATTTGGGGGTCTCCGACGGCTGGCACGTATAAGTTCGATAATGGGGGCTATATCCAGCCTGGGCTGACCACTGTGTTGAATAAGACGGGCCGTCCTGAGCCGGTGTTTACTGATGGTCAGTGGGATGTGTTGCAGCGTCACTCGCGCGCGCAGGGGTATCCGGAGACGTTGGTTGTTGTGGATGAGGATGGCCAGTTGGTTGGTCGTATGCGTGTGGAGGCTCGCGGTGTTGTGAATGACGCGCTGTCTCCGGCGTCCAGGTCTCGTGCTCGTGATCTGTTTGGCATGGGCTTCTAGCTTTTAGTAAGAGAAAGGTCAGTGGGATGTCTACTGTATGGTCCGCGTCTAGCGGCTACATGTTCATCGGTGTGGGCTTGGAGTGGTCGGGTGACCCCTCGAGTGGGTCGGTGACGGTCACGGCCACGGTCACTGCTTGCAGTGATGGGTATGGTCATAGTTTCTCGTCGGCGTGGTCTTGGTGGGGCTACTATGGGTCGGGGTCGGAGGGCTTCAGCTTTTCATCTGGCTATGGGCAGACGGTCTACAAGCAGATCAGCCAGTGGTCTTTCACTGTGCCTGTGGAGTATGGGCGGACCAAGGATGTCACGATCGGGGCTAGCCTGGGGCCGATCTGGAATGGTGGCAACCCGTCTGTGGAGAATACGCTGACGCTTCCTGCCCGGCCGGTGGGTCTTCCTAATCCGCCGACGAAGGTGTCGGCTAGTCGCGTGTCAGACCAGCAGATTAATATTGAGTGGATTGCGCCTCCGGCTGGTGAGTCGAATCCGATCGACTATTTTGTGGTTGAGCGTCGCCTTGATGAGTCTGACCAGTGGACGATTGTTGCTCCTGTTAAGGATGCTGTGTCTTTTGCTGACATGGCTGTTGCGGCCGGCCATAAATACTCCTACCGCGTGAAGACAGATAACTCGGTTGGCGGGTCGGAGTATGTGGAGGCTGAGCGTCCTGTGTTCACGACGCCTCCTGCCCCGGTGAATGTGCGCGCGGTGAAGAATGCGTCTGGTGATATTGTGGTGTCTTGGGAGAATAAGGCGCCTTACATTCCTACCAGGTGGGAGGTGTATGACGGTGATAAGCTTGCTGCTTTGGTGACGTTGGATGTCGAGAAGTGTACGTGGGTGCATAGTTCGCCGCGTCTTGATGTAACCCACCAGTACCGTATCGTGTGCGTGGGTGGGTCGATGTCGTCCCCGCGCTCTGAGCCGTCGAATATCGTGCAGCTCTTGGCGCGCCCGAACGCCCCGGAGCCTACCTCGGATGGCTTGTATTTCCCTGCCGATGAGCCGGTGACACTCGGCTGGCGTTTTAATGCGACGGATTCTAGCCCGCAGACTCGCTTCAAGCTTCAGTACATTCGCCGTCAGGGCGGCACGCAGGGGCCTGTGTTTGACCAGCCTGCTTCGAAGCAGCAGTGTACTGTTGGTGTCCTACCGCAGGGTTCGTACGAGTATTGGGTGCAGACGTGGGGCCTACATGCCGACCCGTCTCCTGTCTCGCGGCGCGCGCTGTTCTATGTGGAGACTCGTCCCATCATCAGTATCCAGTCGCCTGGTCAGGTGGTGAAGACCTCGTTCGTAGATGTCTCGTGGGCGTACTCGCCGATGGGTGGGCCTGTGCAGACGAAGGCCATTGTGGAGCTGTACCAGGGCGCGGATCGACTGATTGAGACTCAGGTGGCGCGCGGCTCTCAGGCCAGTGTGCGCTTGAAGACCTACCTGAAGAATGGCTTGTCATACCGTGTGAGTGTGACGGCTGTGAATGCTCACGGCGTGAAGTCGAAGACTGTCAGCCAGTCGTTCCAGGTGGAGTACGAGCAGCCGCCCACCCCGCGCGTCTACCTTGAGTGGGATGATGAGGCTGGTTGCGTGCACGTGCGTGTGGTGAACCCTGCTCCTGAGGCCGGTAAGCCGGGGGCTGTGCGTAACCGCGTGGAGCGTAGTGATGATGGCGGGTTGACATGGACTATTCTCACTGAGGATTTGCCGGTGTCTGGCATGTTCCTGGATTATCAGTCGTCTAGTCATGGGAGTGTGTCCTACCGTGTGACGGCGACGTCTGATCTGCCTTCGTCGTCGACTACGGTCGAAAGTATTGATGTCGAGTCGTGGGCGATGTGGCTTAGTGGCGGGCAGGATTTTAGTGTGACTGTGCCGCTTCGGTGGGATCCTGTGCATTCGTGCAAGATGGGCCTTGCCAACCGCAAACTGTACCGTTTCGCTGGCCGTGAGAGGGCGGTGGAGATGAGTGGTAGGCACAGGGAGAAGACACTCAGCTTGTCGGCTGTGTTGTTTGATGAGGATTTCCCGTTGATTCAGCGCTTGGAGGATTTGTCTTACCTGCCCGCGCCTTTCCTGTACAGGGATCCGATGGGCCGCAGCGTGTACTGCTCGATTGCGAGCGTCAGCGTGGATCGTGCGTTGTCTGGCAAGTGGAGTGTTAAAATTGAGGTAGAGGAGGTAGAGCATGAGTAATGGCCTTGACCAGGTGGAAAATGCTCTCGCGTCAACGGTGAGGGAGGTCAACGAGTGAGCGCCCTCGACACGCACCGAAAAGCGGCCTACACGGTCACGCTCCTTGACTGGGCTGACCGTGTGGTGCGTCGTCTGGACGGTGTGACTGGAGGCAATGTCACGCTCAGCAACTCTACTCGCCTGCGCGCGTCTGGGAGCTTGAGCCTCACCGAGGCGTGTGGTCACATCGACTGGATGTCCCAGAGGGTTCGTATAGAGTACACGGCGAACGGTGTGTCGTGGGGGCTGGGAGTGTTTCTCCTGTCTGCCCCCACGCGCTCCTATGGTGAGGCGGGGTCCACGTGGAGCGTGGACTTGTCTTCCCCGCTGGCCGTGCCTGACGCCGACTGTGTGGATAGTACGTTCACTGTGAAGGCTGGCTCTAACCTGGTGGGTATGGCGGCGGACGTCTTGTATGAGTCTGGGCTGGAGCGCCTGTCTGTCACCCCGTCGTCGGCTGTGGCAACGAGTGACATGATCTTTGACCCAGGTAAGTCTAAGCTGACTATAGTGAATGAGCTGCTGGGTGCGGCCGGCTACTGGTCGGCTCACCCTGATGGTGCGGGTCAGGTTCATCTCGACCCCTACACGCGCCCTGCTGCTAGGGCTGTTGTGTATGACTTTCGTGAGGGTGCGCGCGCTATCCACGTGCCTGAGTGGGAGCGTGAGCTGGATGCGGCTGCTGTGCCGAACAAGGTTGTGCTGGTGTCTCAGGGTAGTGCGGATAAGGCGGCCTTGGTTGGTGTGGCCGTGAATGAAGACCCGTCTTCCCCTTACTCTTACCCGTCGAGGGGTCGGTGGGTTGTGGAGACTCGCACCGGTGTGGAGGCAGCTGACCAGGAATCTATTACCGCTCAGGCTCGACGTCGTCTGATTGATGTGTCCACGCCGTCTGCGGCTATTACCCTGCAGCACATGCCTGTGCCGATTCAGCCTAACCAGGTGGTGGGTTTTACCAGCCAAGGGCATGCGGCTAAGGGTGTGGTGAAGGAGATTGAGTACACGCTTGACCCGACCGCGCTGGTGAAGACGAAGCTGTTGGAGGTGACTGACCTGTGAATTTGGATTACCTGATGAGTGTGGTGGCTGGTTTGCGTGACCGGCTTGATGCTATGCCTCTGTTCCGGTGGGCAACTGTGGTTGGTACCAAGCCTTTGCGTGTGCAGTTGGATGGGGACCCTACTCCTCTGTCTGCTGACCCGGTGAATCTGGCTGGTGCCCTCTCGGTGGGGCAGCGCGTGTACACGATGAGCGTGGACCGCAGGCTACATATTTTGGGTGCGGTTTCGGATGGGGCGACCCAGTGAATGTTTATGGAACTCTTGGAGGGTGTGTGTCATGACTGCGTTTATTGAGGGGTCGGTTCGTACTCCGTCGGGGCGTATCGTCCCGTTGACTGTTCGAGCCGAGCCTATTCCGGAGCCCGGCAGAACGCCAGAGGGTGACGTGATCGTCGCAGGTAGTGTCGTTACGGAATCGACTGCCCCTGTTTCGGCTCTCATGTCCGCGGGCAAGTATCGGATACTGGTGTTTACGCCGGTGAAGCAGCTCGCTGACAGGGAGGTGACGCTGGTGGACGGTCAAAGCGTGACTCTTGCAGATATTGTGGATGCGGCCCCGTTGCCTGCGCCACCTGGTGGGGCGACTGGCCTGATGGATGCGCAGGGGCACCTGATTGCGGCAGCTCCGATTAAGGTCGTGGCTTCTCTGTCGGAGGCTGAGGGGCTCCCAGATGGGATCGTGTATGCGTTGCCTCTGGATACTATCCCGCCTTCGCCGGGGCCGGTCACACCTCCCGTTGGGGGAGGGAAGACGGCGCAGGTCGTGGGTCATGTGGCTGGCCAGTTCGCAGGAGACCAGGTCCAGATTGGCGTGGATGGGCAGGCTGGTGATCGTGTTGTTGTTGCCGTCAACACTAAGGCGATTGGTGATCAGACGTTCACGTGGCCTGCCGGGTGGACGGTGCTTGTCGAACCCTACTGGGTTGGCACGATGCGGTTCACTCTTGCTATTGGCCCGTGGGACCCATCTGTCGTCGTGCGCACGTCGAAGCCGGTGGAAGCAGGATACGTGGCCCTGTCGGTGCGTGGTGGCGGCCGACCGGTCGTTAGTGAGGTGAAGGATCGCACGAAGGAGCCTGTCGAATCGACCACGGTCACGGCACCGGTTGTTGCTGGTGGTCTCGGTACCAGCCTTGCGTTTGCCTTCGAGCGCACGTTGAAGCCTGAGACTCGCGACCAGCTCGTTGTCTCACCTGGGTGGGAGATTGTGAACTATGCTGAACAGCATGATGGCAATCTGCAGACGGTGCTTGCCGCGAAGTGGGTGGGCGCGGGTGAGCCTACCAGGATGGTGGTCACCTATCCGAGCGAGCAGGCCACGAACGGCGCTGGCGTGCAGGTGGTGATCCTGGATGCTTAAATCTGGGTTTATGGTGCGTCACCGTGATGGTGGTGATGCGGCTGTGCGTGTATTCTTGCGCCGCCGTGAGGGTGGTGACGTGGAGGTGTTCCCCCGCATGGACTCCCCGGCGGTGGTTCCGGAGCGGGATTATGTGGCTGAGCTCCTTGGCCATGGGCCGTTCTATGTGGCTCACAGGTTGGGCGGTACCGAGTACCCGGAGTTCACTCAAAAGGGCCTCACAGAGTCGTTGCGTGCCGGTTTCAAGGCCTTGGAGCTGTCGGTGCGCCGCTGTGCGACCGGCGAGTTCGTGCTGATCCACGATTGGGTGACGACCCGTACAGTGCCGGGTACGGACTACCAGATTT